TTATTCATACCTAGGTAATTGTTTAAACAGTCTTAGTCATACTGAATTATTCTTATACTGGGTACACCAATAATATAGGCATATAACATTGGGGGGGTTTAATCTGCACCCCATAGTTACAGTTGATGTACCCCCTAGATATATGCTGTTAAGTAGGTACAAGATATAGTGGTACTACATATTGTGGTGTACCATTTGTTACTAGATATAGTATTACTTTTTAAAAGTAAGTCTATTAAAACTATGAATGAGTACAGCTAACCCTGTGTCACTCCCTCCCAAAAACCAGAATGAACTATATAGTGAACATTTAAATGTGTGAAGTAATAGCCTATTACGCTAGTTACCATGGTCCTGCTAATCCACTTGATTGACTGTATATTGTCAAAGGTTCTTTTCTTAAAGCAGGAAGAACCTCTTGCTTGTTATCTGTATCTTATCATACCACAAGATTTAATGGTAGTATTACTTTAGGGGGTTGCGTATTACAAGTAGGAGTTTCCTCCTTTCGCCTACACCTTGTAACCCCCCTTTTTTTATCTATTAAATAATTAATGTGATATAATGTTTATGCTACATTCGTAGCTTCAGGAAACCCTCCTGATTGTTTGTTCAGTATAGACCCTCTAGCAATAGAGGGTTTATCTGTTAGGATACAAACATGGATTTCATTTATGTTACTGATTGTGATATATGCTTACATCCCTACTGGGAGGATGAGCTCATTGAAGGTATGTGTGTAGGTTGCAGAGAGTTTGAAGAAGAATGAGCAAATCAAAGGACCAATACACTTGTGAATCCTGCTACAAGGTTACTTTACTTGATGGCAAAACTAATCTATGTTACGACTGCAACAGAGGGCATATATAAAAAATTTTTTTCACTACTAAATCAGGGGGCGTACTATAGTACTTATACCTGGAAAATCCAGGGGCAGCGTATGAGGATACGCTTCTATTTATAATAAGAAAGGAAAACTTTTCATCTAGGAAACAGTATGTGGTGTACAGTGTAATAGAGAAATGTTTTTGTGGATTGTTATATTTTTCATAACAGTTTGGACAACTGTACGAACAGAACGCCACCATGTGTGGCGTTTTGTGTTATTATAAAGATTATAAGTTAGGAGTTAATATGCCAAAAGGTATAGGCTACCCAAAAGGGATGAAGAAGAAATCCAAAAAAGGTAAAAAGAAAAAGAAGTAAGTATGGCTGAATATCAAGGTAAATCTGTCAAACTCAACAGTCCTTCTAGGATTGGTAAGGGTGAGCCAGGTCATGGTCGTAAAAAGTTTAAAGTCTTTGTACAGGATGGTGGCAAAGTTAAAAAGGTTATGTTTGGAGACCCCAACATGGAGATTCGTAAAGATAACCCAGAAGCTAGAAAATCATTTAGAGCAAGACATAAATGTGATACAGCAAAAGATAAAACAAGTCCAAGATATTGGTCTTGTAAAATGTGGTAAGGATGAGTTATGGCAGCTAAAAAAGGTTTATATTACAACATGAACAAGCGTAAAAAAGCAGGAACAAGTAGGTCTAAAAAGAATTCTACAATTAGTCCAAAGGCTTACGCTAACATGAAAAAAGGCTTTCCTAAAAAGAAGAAAAAATAATTGACCATTACTATACCCTGTCCAAAATGTGGAGAGGTGTTACTACCCAAGGACAACATGAAGTGTAAAAATAAAGAATGTACTGGTTATGTCAGATAGAAAATTATGTTACGCTGCAGGATGTAAAAGAGTTCTTAGTGGTAAGCGTACAAAATATTGTAGCGATAGATGTGCTAACAGAATACAAACACAAAAGAAAAGAGCTAAAGCTAAAGGTGTTGAATGGATTCAAACAGAAGACGAATTAGTTATACCTAGTAAACAAAATGTACAAAGTCGTAGAGGTGTAGTTTATAATGACCTCAAAGAATCAGGTTTAGGTAAAGATATACTTAGAGAAAAAACAACTATAAAAGATGTAGCAAAGATACTTGAAACTTCTGTAGCAGCAGTATCTATGGCGTATCAAGCATACATAGAAGATTTAGAACAAGAAGAAGCAAGAAAGACCTGGGAGTTACCACAGGTAGCAGAGAAATCACTAGAAGACTTTAGAAATTTTAGAGACAGATATTTTCAAACAGAAACAGGCGACCCATACGAAACACCAGACTTTCACATCAAATGGATTAATTCTATCTTAGAAGCAATAGAGCATGGTAATCAGCAAATGATATTATCACCACCACGACATGGTAAAACTGATTTGTTAATACATTTTGCAGTATGGTTAATATGCACAAAACCAAACATAAGAATATTATGGGTTGGTGGTAACGAAGAGATTTCAAAGAACGCAGTCAGTTCTGTACTTGACCAACTAGAGAGTAACGAATTATTAATAGAAGAGATATGTGGACCTGGACCTAAGTTTAAACCTACAAGTAGAACTGGTAAGTCTTGGTCACAGAATGGTTTTACTGTTGGTACTCGTACTGTTACTGGTATTAAATCTCCTACTATGGTAGGTATTGGTAGAGGTGGTAAAATTTTATCAAGAGACTGTGACATAATTATTGCAGATGACATTGAGGACCACAGTTCTACTATGCAACCTGCATCAAGAGATAACACAAGAAACTGGTGGACTACAACATTATCAAGTCGTAAAGAGGAACATACAGCTATGGTTGTAATAGGTTCAAGACAACACTATGACGATTTGTATTCACATTTGTTAGACAACGAATCATGGTTAACTATTGTAGAAGAAGCACATGATACTGCTTGTACAAAATCTGATTGGGATAATGACGCACATCAAGAGTGTATGTTGTGGGCTAAGAAGAGAACATACAAATGGCTTATGGATAGAAAGAAAGCTGCAGAGACTACAGGTGGTAGAGCAATCTATGAGATGGTGTATCTTAATGTAGCTATGCCAGATGGTATGAGTTTATTTGACAGACCAGAGATAGAAGAATGTAGAGACCAAAACAGAGACATAGGACACATACCAAATAATGTCAGACTTATTGCAGGACTTGACCCTGCGTCAACAGGATACCAAGCTGCGTTTTTGTGGGGGTATGACCAACAGACAGATAAACTATTTATGATAGATATGGAGAATAGTTTAGGTGGAGGTATTCCAGTAGCATTAGAAATAATAAAGAGTTGGTTTCAAAAATATAACTTAGCACACTGGGTTATTGAAGAGAATGGATTTCAAAGAGCGATACGACAAGATAAATCAATTAGAGAGTTCGCAGGTAAGCATGGTATCTTTTTAGAAGGTACGCAAACTTATGGTAATAAGCATGACCCAGTATATGGTGTCACAGCTATGAGACCACTGTTTGAACAAAAGCTAATTAATTTACCTTATCGTAGCTTTGAAGCACAAGAAAAGGTAAACTTATATACAAGTCAGTTAGTATATTTTAGTTCTGCACAAAACAAGAGTAGAAGCGTTGGACAGAAATCTGATTTAGTTATGGCAAGTTGGTTTCCAATGAAAACAATAAGGCGTTTACAAAAGGAAAGACTTGCTACAATGGGTATGGAATATGAACCTAGCTTTAGTGGATACTCAGGGCTAGACATAGATATAGATGTTTGGAGAACATGAAAACAGTTGACGAGCTTTATTCAAGAGTGTATGAACTTAGAGCTATGCACTCAGATTTTGTATCTGATAAAGCAAACATAAGAGCAATCATGAATGGTGGTGCAGATGGATTAAAAGCATTACTAGGTAAAGATATGCGTGATATGGACTACAAACAATTACCAGCACCTAACTTGTTGATGTCTGCATTAGAAAGATTCGCACAAAAATTAGGAAGAGCCCCAGATTTAAAAGTAGATATATACAATGATAAAGATTCAGAGAGAGCTACTAAGAGAGCAGAGAAACTAGAGAGAATCGTACATGCGTATGATGATATGCAAAAACTAGAAAAACAACTACCACAAATAGGTAGGTGGTTACCTGGTTATGGTTTTGCTGTATGGATACTAAAAGAAAAAAAAGATGCTAATGGAATACCATATCCAGTAGCAGAGATAAGAGACCCTTATCTATGTTATCCAGGATACTTTGGCGTAGACCAACAACCAACAGAGTTGGCTGTAGTACAAAGAGTACCTCATAAAACACTTGCAGAGATGTATCCAAAACACAAAAATGTAATACTTGATGAAGTAAGTACAGAATATAATACTATGGCGTATGCTTCTAGTTATGATGAAGGATGGGCTAACGCAGATGGTACAGGTAAAGTAGTTGCAGAATATTATGACAACGAAGGTACTTATGTGTTCTTACCTGAAAATAGAATAATATTAGATTTCATTCCTAACCCTCTTAAATCAGGACCAAGATTTGTCATAGCAAAGCGTTACAGCTTTGACCAAATGCAAAGTCAGTTTCATCATGTAATTGGCTTGATGTCAAATATGGCAAAAATTAATGTTCTATCTGTTATTGCTATGGAAGATGCTGTGTTCACAGAAACCAACATCATTGGCGAGATAGAATCTGGACAATACAGAAAAGGTAGATTCGCTGTCAATTACTTGACACCTGGTTCGCAAGTGAGCAAACCAACTAATAATTTGCCTTATCAGTTGTTTCAACAAATAGATAGACTTGAAAGACATTTAAGACTTGGTGCGTCTTATCCAGTATCTGATGATGGACAAAGTCCTAATGCTTTTGTTACTGGTAGAGGATTAGAAGAACTAGGACAATCAGCATCATTACATGTGAGAGAATATCAAACAGTATTAGTTGATGCACTAGAAGAAGTAGATGCTAAAAGATTAGAGTGGGATGAGATTATGTATAAAGGTCAAAGAAAACCTATTGCAGGATTTAGAAAAGGAACTGCATTTAAAGAATCTTATGACCCAGGAACAGATATTGCTGAAATGTACAAGACTAGAAGAGTCTATGGTGTTATGGCAGGATTTGATGAGCCACAAAAAATAATAACAGGGCTGCAACTAAAACAACAAGGCGTAATAGATATGCAAACATTACAAGAAAACCTTGATGGTATAGATAATATATCCCAAGTGCAAAACAGAGTTAACTCTGAAAAAGCAGAGAATGTATTATTTGAATCATTAATGGCACAAGCTGCACAGGGAGATAGTAAAGCAACTATGGCAGCTATAGAGATAAGAAAAAACCCACAAAATATGTCAGAGATACTTGATAAGTTTTATACACCAGAAGAACCAGAAATGACACCACAAGAAGCTGCTTTAGGTGGTGCAGGTGGACCACAGGTTCCACAAGGTGAACCAGATATTGCTTCTGTTTTAGCACAACTAGGTGGAGGATTACCACCTGAACAATTAGCAGCAGGACCAGGACTCCCACCAGGAGGACCTCTTGGCTAAGAACCCAGCAGATGTCAATGCAAGATTTTTTAATATTATAAACAACGAAGATTGGGATATTCCAGAAATAGAATCTGACTCAACAATGGTTAGAGATTTATTTGTACAAGGGGATGTTCCTTTAGGTGCATTTATTTTACCTACACCATTACCTGGTGTATGGTTTAGTATAAGTATGGGGTTTGAAATAGAAGAACCAGATGAGGATGATAACAATGCCAGGTGGTAGAAAACCTAAAATAGATGGAGCATATCAAGATGTAGTTTTAAAACCTATACCAGGTTCTGATGAATTTGGTGGATACAAACAACAAGAAGAACAGATAGCTGCAGTAGGTCAACCTTCTACAACAGAAGCGTTGCCACAAGGTGGAACACCTATGCAATATACACCAGAAGATATATTTGCTAAAGGTACTGAAAGGCAAGATGAATCAGGAACATTTGATAGTAACCCACAACAAACAGTTAGTTTGCCAGTAGGTTCAGATACTCAAATACTTATAGAGTTAATTAAGGAAAAAGCACCAGTAACTACTCAAAGGTTCTAATGAGCATTTATCATAAATGGAACAAAGACTTCTTTGAGAAACAAAACGAAAGTATTGCATATACTAAAAAGAAAGATGCTACTAAAGCTAATACTGATTTAGATGCACTTACTCAAAACTTCCAAGACTTAAAAGATTTAAACTCATTAGAAATGGATGAGTTAGTAGTATCAGCAGCAGAGCTAGATGTTACACCAGAACAATATTATGACTTATATAAAACTACTAAACCTATACAAGTTAATTTAACTAATGGCAAACCAAATGCTATTACAGATTATCTAAAGAAAGTACAAAAAATAGTTCGTGATAACAATAAGATACTAGAACAAACAAGCAAAGATTTAGGTTACGACAAAGGTAATAAGTTTATGACAGGCACTCTTTTTATGGCTCTTAATAGTATTTTTGATGTTTTACAAAGAGGAGGTGTCAATAATGCAGCTAATGTTTATTTTGAGATAGAAGAAGAAATACTTGCTGAAGATGGTCTTACTAGACAAGACATAATTGAGTTTGAAAAAAAAGGTCGTAATGAAAACCAAGATGAATGGAAAGTAAAAGGAATACAAGTACGAGCATTTTCAAGAATGCTTTCTAAATTAAATGATGCAGGTAGTGAATCATTATTAAATCTTTTTGGTTTAGATACAGGAATGGAATCAATCAAAGATGTAAACGAAAACACAAAATCATGGTTAGCTACACAAGGTGTAGTAGATGCTGATGGAGAAGGATACCTTCAGAAAACTGATATAGAAGCTGCTATCGCAGCAACAAAAGAAAATACTCTTGATGAAATACGAATACAAGAAAAAGAATTGCAAAGAGAACTCACACAAACAGAAAAAGCTAGTTTAGCTTTAAATAACTGGTATGACATTGTTACAGAAGAAACAGCAACAAATCCTTTATTAAATATATTAGGTGAATCTACACCAGTAGCAGAAAATAGAAAGTTAAGAGAAGGTTATGAAAAAGCACAAATATCTTCCAACCTAGGAGATTTTGCTAGTTACTTAGTTACAGGAAATATGCCAGGTAGATATGCACCTGAAAATGTAATTTATGAAGAAACACAGGAACTATATGATTTAAAAATATTACAAGCAGAACAAGCATTTGATACAGGTCAAATATCTATTACACAAAAAAATAAACTTGTTGATGAATTAGAAGATGAAAGAGATGAAGAATTAACTAAGATAGCATTTGAACCTAACAAAGGTATAGCAGGAATTATGGGTGGTGCTATGAATTTAGTTGCTATGTATTTTACAGACCCAGTTGTTATGGCTGCTAAAGGTGTAGGAATGGGAGGTAAAGTTCCAGAGAAATTTGATGAAGTACTTGCTGGTGCACAAAAAGAAATGAAAAGATTTATTGATGAAGGTGGAACTGTAGCAGAGTTTTGGCAAAACAATGATGAGATACTAGATGGTATATCTACTGTTCTTGTAGAAGCTAACAATTCAAATCAACCTACATTTTTAAATATGATTAACTCAGGATTTAATCATAAGTTTGCAAAGACTATAGCTGATGCAACTGACCCTGCAATTATTAAAGAAAGTCTTGTAGATGGATTTAATAAACAATATGTATCAGATATGGTGTTTGGAAAATCTTCGCTAGGTAAAACAGGTCAATTTAGAATACAAGCAAAAGTTATATCAGATAATTTAATTAGAGCATTTGGAGATAAAGATTTAGATAATAGTATTACTGCAACAGGCAGAAGAGGTGGAACACTTAAAGAATTAATTAATGGTACTGATGTAAGATTACCTAATCGTGGACAAATAGATTTAAGAAACATACAAGAAGCTGCTGTTATATTTTCAAGAGTTGGAAATGTATTTAAAGTACCAGAAACTCGTTTAAACAAGTTGTTAATAGATTTTTATGATGCAGTAGACGAAGGTCTGTACACAAAAGCACAAGATATTTATTATGATGGTTTGCTCAGAACAGAGGGTGCATTACAACTTAGGTATTTGTATGGATTATCAGATGGAGAAATAACAGAGTTTTTTGGAAAAATGAAACAAGGTCCAAGAATGTTTAGTGATGATACAGCTGATTTCGTAACACCATCAAGAACAGATATGTTTTACCCAGTAGAGGAAATAGATGTACTTACAAGAAAACAATTTGCTGGACAAGTAGAAGGTATAGAAGTACCACAAGAATTTACTCAACACTCTATAGAACTTTTAAATCAATTTAGAGGTTACAGCATAGAGATACCAGATGTAGTAGGAATAATTAAAACTACATCACAAAGAAGAAGATTAAGAGCTAAAGCATTGATTGAAAAAGAAGGTATTGATAAAGTATTTGATAAAGCTAGAAAAGCATTTGAAGATGGTAAACGAGGAACTTTTTGGGATGAAGAGACTCCTATGGGTGCAGAGATAGCAGCTATTGCTAAAGGTCTAGGAGACCCAGGAATATTGTTTAAAGGTCAAGAAGGGGCTTTGTCAGCTATAGAAAAAGGAACATTTGGATTAGTAAGAGGTGTATTTTACCCACTACAGTTGTTAGGTAGATTTTCTTATCCAGCAAAACTTACAGTAGATGGACATTTAAGAGCAGCGTTATTAGGTGTCAGGTCTGCATTTAGAAGTCCTTTAAAATTTCTTAGGTTCTTATTAAATGATGCAAATGGTGCATTAGCTAGAGCATTGGGATATACACCAGAAACATCTTTAGTTGGTCCATATAAAATAACTAGACCACTAGAATTTCAAAATCAAAAATTACAAGGATTAAATGAAAAGTTACCTATGCCTGTAAGAAAAGCATTAGGTGTCTTACAAGATAGTGCAGAGTATGGTATACCAGAATTACAATCATTGTCATCTGCATCACCAACATTTGCATTTGGTAGAAGATTTCCAGATACTGGTTATGACTTAATTAATAAAGTGGGAACAAAAAATGTTCCTATGCCTGATGGCGTGTTAGATTTTAAATTGTCAGATGAGTATATAGAAGCTGTACAAGAATATTTCTTTGAATATATTGATGATGATTTAGCTATGATTACAGCAGCATTGATGAAACAAGGTTTAGATTACACAGATATTGCTAAGTTTTATCAAGAGACTCCTTCAGTACAAGCAATTATAGAAGAAGCAAATAAAATGATGCAGTCAAGAAATGTGTATGCAAAAGGAACACTACCTATTGCGTATAGAACACAAGATTTTGATGAGTTAGCTAAACATTATGTACAAAGCATAAACAATGTGACTGGTGGAAGTGCAGATATGATAGATATTATTGCTACAGGTAAAGTAGGAAGAGTTGATTTGCGTAGTCCAGATTCTATGACACCAGAAAACCTAGCTATTTATAATGCAAAAATTAAAAAACTTACACTTAAAAATCAAACTAATATGCCTAATCAAATGCCAAAACAGAAACCAGAATTAGATGAAAGAACTGCATTTCAAAAAGGATTAGACTCTTTGTTTTTTGCTACTGCACAAATGGAAGCTGATTTAATTAGAGTACCTTTGTTTAAACAAGGTTACGAACATTTTATAGAAGCAGGTATACCATTTACTTCTAAACAAGGTCTTAATAAAATAATGAATGCACATAAAGACCCAGAGTCTTCTATCAAACTTAGTGATGAAATATTTAAATCAGTTCAAGAAGAATATAATGCTATTAAAAACTTAGCACCTGATTTAGCTGTAACAGAAAGAACTGTACCAGTTAAAGTATTTGATAATGGTGACTCGTTATCCATAATTGCTTATAGTGATAATGGACAAAAACAAATTACATCATTAAAAAGATTAGATACATTTAATAATGAACTGACTTTTGATTTAAACTTATACAACACAGAACTTAAAGTATTTAAAAAACAATCTGCTGTAGCTGATTACAGATTAGGTGATGATGGTGATGCTATAGGTGTATATAATTTTTCTGTTAATAAATCAGAAGCTATTATTAATGGTTCTATACCAAATAGAGATACACTTGTTAGAGCAGTAACTAATGCACTTGATGAGAGCGTAGATGCAGAAGCATTAGTAGATGATGCTATAGAATATTTAGCTAGTAGTCAGGGTAAGTTTGATAAAACAATAACTAAACAAGAATTGTTTGAAGTTTTAGGTATAGATGGTTCTACACCTAATGTTGTTGGATTAAAAGTAAAATTACAAAAAGGTAAGACAACTAAAAAAGTTAAAAATGCACAAGGTGAAATAACACATGATGTAGGTGTTACTACATTAAATAGAGTATTAGGTAAGAAAATAGCAAGACCAATACTTAGAAAAAAAGCAGATGTAGAAGATGCTATAGATAGAGCATACGAATACATAAATGCTAATCCACAAGGATGGAGTATAGATTTAGGAAGAAAAAATAATACAAACATACCTGGTTATTATGTTTCACCATATAAAACTAGAGAGTTAATATTAGATACTCCTGTAACAAGACAACAAATAGAAAAATTTATTACTAAGAATAAAACATTGTTAAAGAAAGAAGACCATGTATTGGGTGGTTGGATAGAAAATAACAAATTGTATTTAGATGTTTCTGTAAAAATTAAAAAGGGTGTTGCTGCACAAGTAATAGATGGAACAGATGAAGCACTTGCTAAAGCACAATACATAGCGATACTAGCAGACCAAAAAGCCATAGGTAATATAACTACTGCTGGTTATCAAGGAGCTATACCTAGCAATACTGCAGGAGCATTTGATGTTATAAGAAGAGCAGGTCAAGATTTACTTATAGGTTCTAACAAAAAAATACTGAAGCCTAATAAAGCTATCACCTCTCCAAGAGCAGGAGCAGTTATTGGTAATGATGTATTACAAGCTGCAGGAATCAGAGCGATTGTAGATGAAAAAGCAGGTATTGTTAAAATATTAAAACCACAAACTAATCCAATTTTAAATCAAAGAACATTTAGTGGAGACTATCAATCTATGTTAGATTTGTCAGATATAAAATCTGCATCTACTCCAAGAGTTATGTCTATGGAAGATTTACATGAAAGAGCTGTGGAGTATGCTTTTGAGTTACACTCTAGGTTATTATATAACCTAACAGAACGAGGGTTTTTCTCACAAGCATATAGAGTAGGCTTTGCTTTCTTTGAAGCATGGCGAGAAGTGTTAGGTAGATATTACAACCTAGGTTTAGCTAATCCTAAAGCAATAGGACAAATAGGATTTGGTTACAGAAAAGGTATAGAACATAACTTTATATACGAAGACCCTTCTGGGGAAAAGTACTTAATAGTACCAGTAGGTGGAACACCATTTGAAGATTATGTAAAGACTGAAGGTAGAGGTGCGTTTACTGATGATATGTCACTTGCTGATTCTAAGATTATTGCTAAAAGAGGAATACCACTTAGTGCATTAAATGTTGGTGGTGGAGGATTATTCCCACCAGTAGGACCTGCAATAGCATTACCTATAGGTGTTTTAGTTAAGGATAAACCTAAAGCTAAAAAGAATTTAGAAAAATATGTATTTGGTGGATTTGAACTAACAGGTGCAAGGTATGATTCGCTAGAAGATATTCCAGGAATATTATTAGAAACTACAATACCATCAGTTGGTAAGAACCTTTTAAATCAACTTGCTACAAATTTAGATACACAAGGTTTAGATGAGGACCAATGGTTATCATCTATAAACACTGGGTATCAAGTAGCAGGTATGTTGAGACCAGATTTAGCAGATGACCAACAAGCATTAGAAACTGTTGCTATGACACTAGCAGCTAACTTCTTTCAACTTAAAGCATGGGATAGATTTGTAAACCCATTCATACCAAGGCTATCTATTATGTACGCAATAGAAGGTAACGAAGTTGCATTTGGAGAATGGTATGGAACTAAAGGTGAAGATAGTGGATTAGTGTACAACAACTTTGTAGAGCTTTCTGTTATACATGGTTTCTATCAAGATATTAAAGATGAGTATGTAATGACACTAGGACCACAAGGTGAGTTCTATGCGTTGCTAGAAGTAGCTAAACTATTAGGTTTAGACAATAGAGATTTGTCAGAAGGTTTTACTTCTACTGCTTTACAACTAAAAGGTAAGAATATATCACAAGGTGGTATCTTACCAAGAACTACACCAGAGTATGATTTTGTTTTAGATAACCCAGAACTAGCTGCTGATTATGGACCAGTCCTAACATTGTTTGCTCCAGGATTAGATGAGGGTAATGTTGATTATGGTGGAGTTAGTTATATATCTAACTTAGGATTGTTTTCACCAAAAACACCAGATGAGTTTTATGTATCTACACAAACATTCCTTGCCAGTGCAATAGAAGTAGCAACAAAAGATTACTGGTCTAAAGTTATAGACAATAGCACTGCTGACCCAGGAGAAAGAGTTGCTAGAAAGAAAGCTAAGTTCGCATTAATAGAAGCTGATTTGGCAAAAATGTTTCCAATGGCTTATGGTAATTCTTCAGAGTTAAACAAAGTTTTAGGTTCTGATTATGAAACAGGTGTACCTAATGATGTACTTATAGATTATTTAGAAAGAGCTGTTAAGGACCCAAGACTAGATAACTTTGATAACAGAAATGAAATAGCTTTATATCTTAATTACAGAGCACAGGCAATAGATGCTGTAGCAGATACTAGAGGTTATCCTATAGAAAAAGATGCTATGAGATGGATTAGTACAAGTGATACTATACAAGCACAAGAAGTTCGTAATCAGTTGTATACTAAAGCACAGGAAATAGGAAGAAATAATCCTAAATTTTTGGTAATATTTGATAAGGTATTCTCTTACGAGCTTACCAGATTTGGATTAGAAGGATAATATGGTACATATACCAGGACATTACGACACAACTACAAATACAACTGTTCCACAAGGACCATTTGGAGGAGTAGGAAGTGGAACTGGAGCAGCAAACAATAGTTCTATAGATGAAGATTTTTATGTGAGGATTGCTAGTATCTTAGATACTGCAGGTGCAACAACTAAGACACCATTAGGTAATGGTTATCTTAAAGAGTATGAAGTACAAACAGGAATTACTGACCCAGAAGAAGGACCAGTAGTTAAGGTAATTTCTGCTGAAGAGTTTTTAACAAGTGATGAATGGCAAACACAACGAAGAGATATATTAGGAACAGGTGCTGCTTATGGTTATGTTTATTTTCCTACAGATATAGGAGCACAAGCAAGACAGTTAACTCCTTATCTTAGAGTACAAACAAAAAATTTATTATCTGCTGCAGGTCTTATAGATTTAAACAAAACTGTAGGAGCTGAAATAGATGATGAGTTTCTTAAAGGACTTAAAGCAGCTATGGAATTTAGTATGAATAATGGTGGTACCTTTACATGGACTGCAGGACTAAAAGTACTAGCAGGTCAAACACAAGCTGCAGCTTTAGGTGGACTAGGTGGAGGATATACATTTGGTGATGAAGCCCTAGACGAGTATGTAGAAGATTTAAAGAAAAAAGCAGAAGCCAGAAAAGGTGCTCCTTTGTCAGATTATGAGAAACAATACATTACAGGAAAATTAGTACAAGGACCAGCAGAAGAGTTTAAACAATCACTAACAGGATTAGGAGCAGGTACTGCACCTTCACTTAGTTATGATGTTACAACAGGTCAAGCGATACAAACACCTGGTATGGAAGCAGAAGAACCAGATGTAGATATACTTACAGAAGGTGGAGAAAATGTATTAGATGAAATATTTGAACCAAGAGAAGAGTTACAAAGACAAGCAGATGTAGAAGATGAGACTTTCTATAGAATGCAAAGAAATTTAGCAGGGCTTAAAACTGCTGAAGCACAACCAGTACCAAGGATAGGATAATGGAAGAAACAAACTATACAGTAGAAGAAGTTATTGAAGCACTACAAAGTGTTGGCATAGCAGAAGAAGTTATAGAGTATGTTGTTCCAATAGCTGGTTATGAATCAAGAGTTGGTGGTGTACCTTTTACTAGAGATGCACTAGATAAAGAATCTCCTTCATGGGGTATATTCCAAGCTAACTTAAATTCAATGGCTCCTGCTATTTATAAAGCCATGAAAGAACTTGGTGTTAAATTACCAGCAGTTACAGATGAACAAGACAAAGTTTTGTTAAGTAATGTCGCACAACCAGGGCAAGAAAGTTTACTTAAATTTTCTAGTGAACAAAAGAAGTTTGCTGCTGAATGGTTTAAGACACAAGCAAATTTAAAAGATAATGCACTTGTATTTAAATATATGTTAGAACAAAAGTTAAAAGATATAAACTCAGATGACTACAAAGAAGCTATGAAAGAGTTATATGTTTTAACTATTGATAAGTTTAATGACCCTAACAATACAGACGCACAAAAATTAAAACAAGAAATAGAAAGTGAAGTAAAAGAAATTATGGCTGGTTCTCCTACAGATGATAATGCACCTGACAGAGGTATACCAGAGCCAGAAGATGGTTTTGACCCAAGACAACCTAAACCACAGAGGACTCCTTTTCTAACACCACCTGAGATGACACAGTATACAACACAAGTTCCACTACAAGCACAAAGTAAAATGTATGGTAGAGTCAGACAGATGTTAGAAGCACAAGTTAATAAACAAAAGAAAGCAGTTGGACAGGAACCTCTTAATACAGTTGTTCCTAAACCTAATCTAAGTGATAGTGTAAAAGCTGCACTAAAGTTGTTGTCAAGATAATGGCACCTAATAAAGAAAAAAGTGTTTTACAAATAGTCTTAGAAGAATATAAAAATTATGACTTACTTGATTTTGATTATGAAGAACCTGATGAAGTACAACTAAACGACAAGTAATGAATAGACAACAGATTATTAAAGAAAAAGATAGGATTCTTAGTAATCTTTTAGAAGGTATATTAGACACTGTACCTGGTAATTCAGTAATACAAACATATAGACAAAAGGCTTTGAGCTTAATGATGTATGGTAATAATTTACACCATAATGATTTAGGTAATGAAATGACCAAACTCGCTACAGAAGCATGGTCAAAACTTTCAACAAAAGAAATAGAGAAAAGACTTACAGACTTTTTTACAGACGCAGCTCAGTTAAACATTGACTCAATAGATTTAGAAGGTGAAAGAGTTTTTGAACTGCAAGGTGAAGGTATCAATAGACTCTTATCAAAAGCATCAAGAGATGGTGCAGATAAATTTAAAAAATATGTTAAGTTTACTATAAATAGTTTAAAAGAAACTAACATAAAAGACCCTCAAACTGGGAATGTATTCGTTAAAAATAAAGATAATTACAGATACGCTGCAGGACAAATACTTGACAGTCTTACAAATAATGTAAACAGAAGAGAAATTTCAATGGGTATCAGACATGTCTTTCCTGAAAGTCTTGAACAGAGAGTGTTGATGAATCATGGTTTAGACATAATTGAATTTTTACAAAATGCTGAAGGAGAACTTTATAATCCAGATGAACTTGATGTAGAAATAGATTGGAATAGAATTGCTGTACCCCAAGAAAATTTTAAAGGTAACAGGTTATATACTCCACCTGAAAATCTAAGTCAGTTGCGTGAACTCCATACTTGGTGGACAAACGAATTTAATAAAAAAGCTAAAGAGTTTGTATTGGGAGACAATGTATTTTTATTAATGGATGACTTGACTGAGAACATAATTAATAATGATGCCTATTATCAATACGCAGGTATGGGTCAAAGGAATACACCTGCTCCTCCTATTGTGCAATTAATAGATGAGAAATTATCAGAGTTTTTGCAAGAGTTAACCAGAAAATATGGTGTTGAAGTGTTTGATGAGATGCGTAGTAATGCTGGGTTAGCTCCTAATGATTTGGATGTTTATGAAAAGTTGGGAGATGGTAGTCGTGAAGCAGTTAAACAACTTACAAAAGAAAAGATAATAGAATTTATTGAAGCTAATTCAAGTGCTTCTGATGACTTGTTACCAGTTATTTATCCTGAAGTACAAATAGGTGGAATGACTAATATGTATCCAAGCACCACAATATACGAAAGTCTGAATGGTCCAGTATTAGAAACACAACTTTTTAAAAATAGAATTGATGTTACTAATACCCTACAAGGTAATGTCAATGAATTAGACACAACTATAGGTGTAGCAGACACACCTACAAATGTAGTACCTAATGTAGAAACTCTTAATATAGATGATTATAAACCTTTTACTTTAGAAGTAACAGACCCTGCAGGATTACATGCAAGACCTGCTGCAGGTTTACTTAATGACTTACAGAGTCAAGGATTAAAACTAATCCTAATGGAAGATGGAGTTTTAAAAGAAGTAGGATTAACAGGTATTTTAAAAAGAGGAATACCTGTAAATGGTACTTTAGAATTATTTGTTCCTAAAGATTTAATAAGTATAGATATGGGTGATGGTAGTCGTGGATACAGAGCACAAACTACTAGAGGTACATTAAGAGTTATGGATGATGCTAGTGTATCTGTACACAGTGACAGGATTAGACAAATAGCACAAGATTATCACCAAATAATGGGATACTCTGACCCACAGTTTAAACCAGCTATGGTATTTAATGATGAGGTGGGTGCAATATCAGCAGATATATTTGAAAGACTACCTATGTTTGATGACACTGCAATACCTTATTACAAGAAGTTTATAGGGGAAACTAATATGCAATATCAAGTATTGTTAGATTCAGGTATGAATTTTGAAATAGTAGATGTAGACCCTTATACACCTAATAAAGCTGGTCATCAACAAATGATAGCTGATATGGAATCTGGAACTCTAAAAGTATTAGCTACAGATACAGCTTTTGGTTATCCATTAGCTACTCCAGAAGGCATTGTTAAAGGTGATGTAAGAAACCCTATGTTAGCTGCATCAAGATACACAGATATAAATGGAAGAATAATGTTAGAGAATGATGTCTTTAGAGCTGTACATGACACATTTGGACATGGTATGAGAGGTAATACCTTTGGTCCAATAGGTGAGTACAACGCATGGTTAGCTCATAAAGAGATGTATTCTCCAGACGCTAGAAGAATTATGACTACAGAAACATTAGGTCAGAACACATATACAAATTATGGACAACACATGAGAGATGTAGATGGTAACTTAATAAAGGCTGGAGACCCTAATTATATTAGACCAGCTGATAGACCATTTGCTCCACAAAAAGTAGCATTGATGCCAGAAGAAATAATTGATGTTGCTGGTACTGTAGTAGAAGATGCTGCTGAACTTGTAGATAGTGACAGTTTAAACAAGGTAAAAGAATTAGCTAATGCACAACCAGAGGTTGTAGATGGCATCTTTAAATCTGCTAAGAAGGTTGTAGGTAAAGTGTTTGGTGCAGCAGGAACTGTATTAGACCCAGGTGATTTAGCAATAACTACAGGAATATCTAGGATACTACCTAGGTTAGGTGCAGCAGCAATAGCACCTGCAGCACTAGCAGCTTATGTAGGATATGAATTGTCAGTACTTGCTATAGATGCAGGTCAAGCATTTAATAAAGCAATAGAGAAACAAGGTGGACAAAATGATTTTGTACCATCATTTATGGGTGGTAAAACACTAGAAGGTGAAGAACCAAATTACATAGACTATGATTGGAGACAATTAGGCAAAGATTCATGGCAAGAATTTGGTGAAGTTTCTGATACATGGTCGTTGTCATGGAAGATAAGTGAACCTATAATTGATTATGCCTTTGAACAGTATGCTACAATGCAAGAGAGTAGGTAAATTATGGCACTAACACCACAAGAGAATAGACAGTTGTTGATAGATTTAGTTAGTGGTCGTATATCAAAAGCAGAATATGATGAAGTTTTATATAATCAAAGAGTTAGAGATTTAAGAACAGCTAGTAACAAAGCACCTAATCCATTAACAGAAACAGAGAAAAGACTTTTTACTAGGACTTCACAA